CTTTACCTTCGACACCTTCATCATAACCCAAAAACGCTTTAGGTATTTTAAGGGCAGCATGCATTTTATTACGTAGGTATTCAATATCTTCAATTTGGCCGTCACTACTTAAACCAGGTAATGGGTCTATAGATGTACCGGATTCTCCTCCACGTACTGGAAGATAAAAATCTTCCATCATGTTTTGTATATTAAACTTTAAATTATATTGACCAGTAGCTTCGTCCATATATGGAGTCTTTTTCATCTTATTGATGATTTGCTGCATATATCCATCAACTTCTTGTGGTGGTAAATTACCAACATCAATTTTAAATATACGACGTTCTGGGGCGCGCATAATACGATGAATCAACATGGCATCTTCCATCAATGTTAATTGCTTAAATATTTTACGGGCTGGTTCAATCATTGATTTACCATATGGTAAGAAATTTGTATCTGATAATAAACGAAAATGTGCTATTTGATAATTTTCAAATTGATTTCTGGGGTTGCCTTGACTTCCGCCAAAATGACTAGTGGATGTATGTGTTCCCTGCACTACAAAACGATATGCATACGGATTTTCAGGATCATAACCTTCTTCACGGACCATTTCATATGATGACATAGGAACTACATTAATAATTCCCATTTCTTCTTCAATATCTAAATACAAATAAAAGTCACCGTATTTACAGGCGTTACGAATCCATGGCCATAAATTGTAATCTACATTAAGTATATCATAAAATAAATTATGTAATACTTTACGTACTTCATCATTAGGAGCAGAAATTGTTAATGTATCTCCCTCTGCATCTTTAACTGTGCTTTCATCTGCGTATATATCTAATGCCGATGCAATAATTGGATCTAAGTCCATTGCTTCATAGTCAGAAAATAATTCAGTTTTAGATTGATGAAAATTATAAGTTTGATTTGCAATATGTCCGGATTGACCTCTATGTAGGCCAGCAAAACGATCAATATAGTTATTACTAGAAAGTGCGCCATTTGATAATAAATGGTTTGTATCTATAACTTTTAATCTATTTTTTGCTACACGACGAACAATAACATTTGTCGAAAAAAGCCGTTTTAATCTAGCTTGTAGTGAAGTATCTGCCATAAGTTCTATTTATTAATAAATATTAGATTAGCCAGGTAAGGCTCTCGTTTTGTCCGTTAACGCCCCATTGCCAGGAGCCATTATCCACATTACCTGTACTATATACACCTGGACTACTCTTTCCAAAATGTCCTAACGTCTTACGAGATAAATCCATACCTTGTTGTTGTAGACGAAGTGCCGTATCACGTATCCATAAAGCTGTGCCAAATGACATTACCAAGTCATCATTATAACCACGTTGTGCTTCGGCTCGTTGACCAGTCCATATAAATACTAACAACTCATCTATTAATCGTTTACTACGTACTACTGGTGTTTTTTCGCGGAAGTATGTTTCCAATTTAGATATTACCAAAGGACGTGTTTTGGAATTCATTGAGAACCCAGGAACTTTATCTGACTTACCTTTTAAATCATACCCCTTAGCTAAATGTACATTTTCATCGACATATGCATCTGAGCGATATGAATAATATAAGTTATCATAATTTCTATCAATTGCAACTTGTAGTACTGCCCAGCCTATATTGGCATTTTCAATTACTAGTAAGGCGTTATTATATTCAGTGGCAACAGATACAAGCATATTACCGTACTCAGTTGTTCCTATCTTACCTTTATATTCTGCAACTTGAGTCATGCTATTAATTTCCATGACATGAAATGCAGAATAGTCAGCTCCATCGCCGCGCGCGACGTCAGCTATAACCGCGTAACTTTTATTTGTGCCGTATTCGGGATATTCCCATATCCAATAATTACCATCATACCCGCGGCGCTCCATTGGTTCTTTAACATATGTTTGTTCATACCATTGAAGTATAGGACCGTCGATAACAGTATGACCAGATGATATAAAGTCACAATCACATTCTTGCGCTGCTTGTTTTTCACCTAATAGTTCTGTTTGCTGAACACGCCATTTATCATTACGATCAGGATGAACTGTCCAATGCAGTTTTATCGGATGAAATTGACCACCCGCTTCCGCATCTGACCAAACTTTATGAAACCAATTACCAGTACCATTAGGAGTAGATAAAGCAATACATCCACCACCCGTAGCAAGTGTTTGTTGAGCAGACGTCCATATTTCATCAATGTTTCTAATAAATGCTGCCTCATCTATGACCAATAATGATAATGCTTCTGAACGACCAGCTGTTCCTGTACTTGATACAGCTTTTACCTGAGAACCGTTCTTAAAGCGAAGTGAAAGTTTATTATCTTCTATACTAGTTCCTTTTAACCAACTAGGAAGATTTTCGTGCATTACACGTATTTTTGTTACCAAGTTTTTTGCAACATCTTGAGTTGTTGCAATAACTAGTACGTTATAATCTGATTTAAACAGCATAGCCCATAGTACATATCCAGCTGTTACTGTTGATATACCTAACTGACGTGATTTTAATATAACACTATATCGATTATGTTGTAAAGAAGTTAAAACCTCTTCCTGGAAGGGATATAGGTTAAAATACATTTTTCCTTTTGTAGGATGTTGTATAATACAATACTTGCGCATGAAATGGATAGGATCCATTGCACATCGTTTATATTCTTCAGCAATTATTTCACGTAAACTTTTTTGAGCCATAACTATATATTTTTTAAATAATTTTAATTAAATACGTTTTTCTATATATGATTTAAAAGTCTTCCATGTTTCTGCAGAAATAGCTACTATTTCTGCTCCTAGATCGCCAGCTTTAACAGCATCACTAACAGAATTATAAACGGTAGTTAATTCAGATGCTACGCTATTATATACGTCCATTATTACACTTGAATCTTTTGCATTACTAAGTAATTCTTTAACACGTGTACCCATTTCACCTATATCACCAGCATAATGAGATAATTCATAAATAGCATATATAAACATACCAAATGTATACAGTGCTTCTGCAACCTTAGTAGATTTGTTATATGCTTCTTCATATGGTATTCCTACGTCCGTAACTTCACTAGAGTCCATACCAAGTTTATTCTTTAACCAGTTCCATCCTTTTTTAATACCAATTGTTGCTTTTGATCCTAACCAAATTGCGCCTGCTACAACATGCTTAAATGGAACAAGAAATAATTCATGTAAATTATGTGCAAACTTGCCCATGGCTTTACCAACTGTAGTATCAAATGATGCATCATGAATAATATGTAATACATGGGCACTAACATATTGTTCTGTAGAACCACTAGTATTAAACTTCCCAGCGTGAAATGATTTATCTATTTCTCCTGGGCCGAGCGCTTGTCTTACAGTATCCATTGCACCAGCTGGATTCTTTCCTAAGGCTGTTCGGGCTTTTCCTTTTTTATTATCAGCTTTTACAAATTTTCCTATTCGATCAAACACAGCATCTAATTGTTTTTGTTGTATTTTATTAAGCTCAAACTCTTTAATTATTTCTAATTTACTTGGAATTAAATATTTTTTAGTTTCAGGATCTTTATTGTTTTTTGCATATTTGTAAATTTTATGAAGAAGTGTTGTAACAGCTCTACTTTCTTCGTTACCGACTCCTGGTAAATAACTTCCTATCCAATCAAATATATTTGCTAATAACTTTAACACACTAGGCGCAGTTAAAATTGCGGTTGTAATTGGATCGCCTTCATTTAATGCTACTCGTATTTCTTTAACCAGATCATCCCCAGTAGCATCTGGATTATCTAATGCGCTAACATCGATATCCTGAGGATTGACATCCATCTTGCCTTTTGTTAACTCTTTAGCTAATTGTGCTATAGATTTGGCAATGTCAGAATCTGAAACGGCTCCAGCTTCAGATAAGCCAGTGATAGGTAATACAAATGAACGTAAATTATTCCATTGTTGTTCAGATAATCTGTTTTTTAATACAGATGTGTATTTAACAGAATTTTTATCAATACCATCATGTACTTTATCTAATTTACGTTCTAATAAACGTCTAGTTGATCTATTATACTTTGACGTTAGTATATTAATTTCAGATTCGTTAAATGATTCAGTTATTAAATCTTTTAATTTTATCACAGCCATTATTTTCCTAACTCTTCACGAATAATATTACGTATCAATTCACGTATTTCATCTATTTGCAACTGAGCATCTTTATCTAATTCATTAACAGATGACTCTAATTCTTTTTCTAAATGTTTTTTATCTTTGGTCAAGTCTTTAAGTGATGCCATAAGCTTTTGCTTTTTAACACCGTCGGCTTCAGCATATTCTTTTGCCATCTTTTTCATTTTCTCAACAAGAGTTTCAAGTTCTTTAGATATCTTGCTAATAGATCTTCCTTTTGCCATCTTATCCTTTAAGATTGTTATATACGTTTTCTTTTAATTGTTTGTAATCCGTATCAAATTTTTCTAAAAATGCTGTTTGATCCCAATCTTCTAAACGTCCATCTGCATTTTGTATGAATTGCAAACGTACAGCTTCTCGTAATAACGCAACTTCTTTGTCTGTATCTTTAAACCATGCTTCGGCATTTTGCATCATTCGCTCTTTATTATAAGCATCCCATGCTTCTTTACCTTGACTACGTATTCTTGATTCTTCAGTAATAACACATTCAAAACATTTTTTGTGAATAAAATACATTTTAAAGTTTAATTGTTGCTCTTCATCACGCATTGTTTTATTACAACATGGACATGTATCTGGTACTGTCAATGCTTTACGTACTTGCTCAATTATACTATTTTCTACTTGTCGTGTACGATAGCCATCATGTTGTGTTATGCGCCAGGCTGTGCCTTTGGTATCTGTTTCTGTCCAGGTATCACCTACAACATGCTTTTCTGTAACTGTTTTATTAAAGCCATAAGATTTTCTAGTCTGTGATTTATGAGTTCCAGACATCATCTCTTGTATGGCTTTGGTATTTTGTAACTTGTTTGACATATTATTGTATTTGTTTAACTTTGATACGTAACATTCGCTTGGCAGCGTCATCTAATGGTAGATTATTAATCATGTCTAAAACAAAATTAACTTGCTCTACTGCTGGTTTGTTTTCTAACATTTTTACCATTTGTTTGAATGCTGACGTGTCAGTTAATTTGTCTTGACGTTGCTGAAGTCCGGATGAAACAGATGAATTGGCATCAGTGTCCATTTCCAACTCATTTATTTTGCTTTCAGCAGTGCTAG